GCTATGAAGATCGCTTTCGATAAGTTCAAACCGGCCGGCTTGGATGATCTTATGAAGAAGAAAGATCGGTCCGAAGAGGAACAGAAAGAACTTGATGGCCTGACAAAGAAGTTTGATTCGGACATTAAAGATTACACGTCTGAGCTCCTGGCCGAAGATGTTGAGATCGAGATGCACTATATCTCTGATGTAGACTTCGATGACCTGGTAGATGCTACTTCTAAGTCGACGAAAGAATTGACTGCCGGTAATTTTATGTATCTACGCGAATATCTGGTAAAGGAATGATTCCGGGCTTTATCATATTCGAAATTGTATTCTGGGTACTGTACTATATCGTTACCCGGAATATCAAATCTGATGTTGATTTGTGGAATGATGAACAGGAATAACGTAAAACCGCCCCGAATCTCGCGACCCAGAGCGGTTCAAAATATTAAACTCCTTCAAAGAAGGAGGTGTATGCAGCAAAAGTAATGTTTAATTTAAAAAAATGTAGTATGAAAAAGATTTTATTTTTAATTGTAGCTTTGATTTCTTTGATTTCAGGAAACATTTACGCTCAGGAAGTAGTCACGGACCCTGTTGTTAGTATTGTAATTGACCTCGGAACGTTTACCGGCATCGTAGCGGTAGTGTCAACCTTAGTTACACAGATCACAAAGGTTGTTCCGGCTATCTCGGACAGTAAGCTGATTAAGATCCTGATCTCAGTCGTTACCGGTATTGCGGTTTGTATGGCCTGTTGGCTATTGAAAGCAACTCCGTTACTCAATGATCTCGTGTGGTGGCAATCGCTTTTATATGGTTTGGCTACCGGATTGTCCGGATGCGGTTTTTACGATATCATCAAAGCGATCGGATCGTTGTTCGGTAAGCAGGACGAGGTGATACATTATAATAAGTAGTAAAAAAACTCCGCCTTCGAACTTCACAGCAGGAAGGCGGATACCTTAAATCTAATATTTGTATTACAATTAATAATACAAACTCACACAAAAGTAAGATTATATTTTAAAGTATGAAAATTAAGCGGGGAAGTACGGTATTATGTGATGCTTATCTGAAAAATAATAGCTTCACGGTTGATGAGATCATGGGTGAGCAAACGCTTACCCTAAACTTCTTGTCCCGTGATGTTATTGATTTTGAGGTCGGTGATTACGTGGAATGTGAGGGTGAAAGGTACAAGATCCGGTATAAGGAGAAGGTTACTAAGCGGGAGAAGTCGCTTGGCTGGGAGTATAATATACCGTTTTACTCAAGTAAATATGACCTGGAAGATGTCGTGTTCTTTCTAAATGGAAAGCCTGAGTACAAAAAGAATTTTGACTCTTATACCGGTACGGCAAGACAAATCCTTGAACTGATCGTTAAAAACATGAACCGCGAAGATTCGGGCTGGAAAGTTGGATCGTGTATAGAGTCTCGTCCCATAACCATATCATTTAAGGACAAGAGCGTTGGGAATGTCTTAGATGATACAGTTAAACAGATTGATACCGAGTATTGGATATCCCAGAAAACGGTTAGCATAGGGAAAAGAAAATACGACAGTAACGGCCTTGTGCTGGGGCAGGGCGAAGGTCTTGGATTTACCGAACTGGAAGTATCGTCTGTCGATGAAGAACGACCGACCACGGTTATTTACCCTTACGGCTCAGATAAAAACTTGGGGCCGGATTACGGTGCAGACTATTTGATGTTACCAGGCGGCCTGAAAGAGATGTCGAAGAATACCGACAAGTATGGACGACTAGGGCAGAAAAAGATACAGTTTGATCATATCTTTCCGAAAGGCGAATTTTTAGTGACTACGAAGATCGATGATTTGACATTACAAGCATCCGGTATTGACTTTAATTTGAAAGACTGTTTATTGGATGAAGTGGAGGCAATCGTCACATTCCAGGACGGTGGTCTAGCCGGATATGATCTGGCTATCGTCAAAGAGAGTGTGGATGACAAGATAAAGCAATTTAAGCTCAAAGAAAACAAAGAGGAAAATGCTTTGACGGTCCCTGGCGATATCAACTTCGCTGTCGGTGACAAGTTTATCCTTACCGGCATAAAGATGCCACAGGTCTATATTGATAATGCCTCTAGCCAACTAGCGGAAGAAGCTCAGACCTGGCTCGACGAACATTGCGAAAAGCGTATCCAGCTGAGAGGGAAATGCGATGAAGTGCTGTTTCGACAAATGAATCTATTCATTGCCTGTGGGCAGATGGTTGGGGTTTATTCCGATCAGCTAAAGATTGATCGAGAGATTCGGGTCACGAAAGTTAAGCGTTATATCGAAAATGACGACAAGCCGGCGTATCGATACGAGTTGACTTTATCTGACTTCCTGCAGGGTAATGGCTTCAAGGACTTGGTAAATGATGTCGATAAATTCCCGGATGAGATCGAGGATAAAGTTAAGCCGGTCCGCGAGTGGACTAAGCGGTCATGGCGTGATGTGATGGAGACGTTAGGTATGATGTTCGATCCGGAGGGGGATTATTTTACGGAGCTCATCAAGCCATTAGCCGTGCATACTGCTCAACTGATTGTAGGAACCAATTCTCAGCAGATGGATTTGATTGGAGTGAAGTTTATTCCTAATGCCGATAACGATCCTAACTACTTCAAAAATACAGCTGGAGAATTGGTTCATTTCACAGTAAGCGAAACAGTCAGGGAATGGTCTATCCCGGCGGCATCTTTCCGACTTAGTAATTCATTGGCCTATTATGTTTATGCCAAGTGTCCGAAGGAGGGTAGTGCTGGATCTATATTTGTCTCTGAACGGCAGATTAAGCTAGAGGCAGAAGCCGGTTATTACCATTTTTGGATTGGCGTACTGAATACTCCGGAGGATAGTATTCGCTCCTGGAACCCTAACTATGGTTTTACAGAGATAGCCGGGCAGACGATCACGACCGGTGTTATTAAGGACAAGTTGGCTCGATTGGTAGTTGATTTGGTGAATGCCCATATTATCGCAAAAAATGGGGCCACGATTTCGGGAAAGATTTTGTTTGGTGAAGGAACGTCTGGTTTAGAAAATATAAAGGAATGGCCGGCCGCAAAAAAGATAATTGACGATGCCGTTAGAGAAATAGACGAAACGAGTAAAGCCTTGACCGATTTTGAAGGAACCGTGAATGGAGCCTTTAAAGACGGAGTTATAGAACAGGCTGAAGCTAAAGCGATAGAGAAATATATCAATACTCTCAATACGGAGAAAGCTGACGCGGACGCTGTTTATACGAAGTTGTACTCCAATATATATCTTTTAGGTTCTCCGAAGACTGACCTGTTAAACTCGAAGATTACCTACAATGGTGCCCATACCAATCTTATTAAAGCGGTAAATGACGCTATTGCCGACGGTCGTACAACCGTGGCTGAGAAAAACAATGTCGATAGTAAGTTTACTGCCTACAAAAATGCTATTGCCGATTATAAATCAAAGGTGGAGGCTGCCAATAAGGCTATCCAGGATACGCTTAAAAGCTATTCGGACGAAGCTCTGGCAAAAGGAAAAGAGGCCTTTACGGCCGCCAGCAATGCCCAGGCTTCAGCAAACCAAGCTCAACAATCTGTATCAGGCCTGGGAAATTACATAGATGGCGCTTTTTCTGATGGCATAATACAGGAGTCAGAGGCCAAGGCTATCGAAAAGTACATCAATACAGTAAAAACCGATAAGGCAGCTGTAGAAGCTACTTACAATAAGTTATATGTCAATAGCTACTTGACCGGTACCGCAAAATCGGGATTACTCAATGCAAAGGTGACTCTGTTTGGAGCGATTGACAATCTACTGTCGGCAATCAATAGTGCTATTTCTGATGGTAAAACGACAGTTGCTGAGAAGAATAACGTCGACAGCAAGTTTTCATTATTCAATTCAGCTATGTCCTCATTTAACACAGCCGTGGAAACGGCCAATAAAGCTATCCAGGATACGCTTAAAAGCTATTCGGATAATGCGGCTTCAAATGTCCCTGATTCTTTTAAAGATTCTTTGGCTCAACGTTTGGGGTATACTAATTATGCCGCATTGGAAGCAGCTGCTGATGCCGGTAATACAGTTGTCAAAAACGGCAAAATTAATACTGTACTGCTCGAAGCAGCAGCAATTGTAGCGAAAGGAATTACGGCAGAAATGATAGAAGCCCTTGATATTGAAACAAGTAGGCTAAAAGTACTAAATGGAGCTAAAATCGGTAAATTTACAATAGAAGATGGATGGTTAACAGGCTATACGAGTGGTTTAGCGGATGCTTTATATAATGTGATAAAATTACGCCATACCAAAAGCTCTGATGGGTCATTTTCACAAATAACTTTAGGATCGAATATCAATAATAGCTTGTTTTCAAACCAACGTGTAACAGCTAGAATATACAATGGTATATCAAACAAAAATACGAGTATTTATGCTGGTTGGGGGGATTTTTACCGAAACACAGCCTTACAGCTGGAAGCAAATTACGCAGATGTCAATCTAGCCTTAGAAACTATAGGCGGTCGTATGCACAGAGGAAAGTTGTGGGAAATAGAAGAGGTGTCTCCTATAACAGGGGGAGGGACATATAGTCCACAGTTGAATGGTAGTATATATCTGTTTCGAGATTTAAAGGCCGATCTAACCTTTGAATTACCTCAATTTTCAACGATACAAGATATGTTTGGTAATTTTCAAAGTGGAGTGTCTGCTTCACAATACGGAATTTACACAATCCGAATTTTTATTGATAGATACTGTTCGTACAGGGTACTCGTTGCAGGAACATCGACGACCCCGTTATTGAATCATAATGGAGACATACAAAACGATGTCTCTGGTGCATCCTATGGTGCACGATGGATGAGTAGAGGAGATTTTATGGTTTTAGTTTTTTACAACAAAGCTTGGTATATACAAAGCCTTTCAAATTAGTATGATATGAAAATATATGTAAGGAATAGTGATGGATTCGTATTGAATAGTTACCAATTCAATAGCTCTTTTCCCGGTGGAATTAATAATGAGACGATGTATGCCGGAGAAGATTGTACGATATATGACATCTCAGATATCCCCAATGATCCGGATCAGAAGTATTATTTTAAGAACTATTATTATAGAGATGGAGTTCTTAAGCTTAAATATACTCTTGAAACTTATGAGGTCGAAAAAGAAATTGATCTATTAAAAAAAGAACTCTCTGACTCCGACTACATTGTGATTAAATCCTACGAGGCAACGATGATCGGACAACCGGTTGAATACAACATGAACGAAATACATATATCCCGACAAAAACTGCGGGATAAGATAAATGAGTTAGAAGAATTGTTAAAAACATAGATTCTGATTCTAAAAAATGGAGTGTGTAAGAGGCTGTTTAAAATCTTTTACACACACTGAATCACAATTGAATGGTTCTTAATCGGTGGTTTCAAAAAATTGTACTTCTTTGCCGATTATAGAAAAAGAGACGTTCAAATACTCTTTAAATGAAGTTCGAACGTCTCTTTTTGTACTTTTCGTTTGGGAAATTCGTACTTTTCGTTTTGCCGATTATAAGGGAAGGAAAGGTCTATAAACAATTAAAGCCTGTCTCACGACAAGCCCTAACCAACTTTGTTAACCTTAAATCTAATACTATTATGAAAA